TTACTGTCTGTACTCTTGATGTACCATCTTTATGAACTACCGCAGGAATTCTATCTGGCTGTAAACATTCAACAGCGTATTGCATATAAGGACTTTCAAAATCCATCTTGAACCATTTAGATGCATGTTCTTCCATTACTACAGGAGCAAATGGTCTAAATAGTTCACGCTTCTTAATTAAATTTACTTTATCTTTGATATCAGGATCTCGTGGATCAGCAAGAATAGATCTGTTTCCTAAAGCACGAGGACCAAACTCTGCTCTTCCTGATGCAACAGGAACAACTTTGTAATTAATTAATCCTGCAATAATTTCTGTGACTGGATAAGGACCACCTAAATCATATCCAAGATATGGATCTTTCCAATTAACATGTCTTCCATACGCTGCAGCAGCAGCGCCTAATGAACTACCAGAATCACCAGGATTAGGCATAATCCAAATATCGTCAAATAGTTCCCAAAGTCTTGTATTTGCTGCACAGTTAAGAGCACAACCACCCATAAATACCAAGTTCTTTTTGCCTGTTAATTCTTTAGCAAACTTCATAAACTCTAAAAGTCTAATTGTATAAACATGTTGTACAGATGCAGCAATATCAAATTTATCTTGTTCTGTTATTGGATATGGCCAGTCAAATATACCTTTATGGAAATTATATTTTTGTTCTTTTCTACTTACAAAATAATCTTCAACATCTTTATAATACTTACGCCAATCTCCATATGCTGCCATACCCATGAATATATATTCTTCTTCATTAGCCTTGAGTCCAACTAATTGAGTAAAGGCTGAGTAGAATAATCCAAAACTAAATGGGTAATTCTTTGCATAAACCCGCTTTAAATTGCTACCTTCACCTATCCAAATTGTGGAGGTATTAAATTCTCCTATTGCATCAAGCACAACAACTACAGCATCATCAAATTTAGATGTGTAATAACCAGCAGCAGCATGAGAATGGTGGTGGCTAAATGATTCTCTTGGAGTCCATTTTAGATCTGCTCTATTGAGATAGTAAGGCTTTGATCCTCCAAAGCCACCACGAGTCTTTATGCGTAGTTTCTTTAGCCATCTGTTTTCGTAATAGGCTATCTTGTCTGGTTCTCCATAATTTAGTGCTTCATCAATAAGAGCATCATTGGTGAACCAATCATTTTTTTCCTTGCTAAATCTTTCTGCATGAGCAGCAAATAATATGTTGCCATCTTCTATAAGAGTTACAGAAGCATCATGTGTAGTTTCGTTAATTCCTAATATTTTCATTTATTTGCTTTTCCCAGAACTCTGCTATGTGTAAATGCTTATGTAATCCTGGATGTGGCCAATATGCACCTGGACCTTTTACTCTTCCATAGTCATAAGCAATCTTGTGGTAATCATATGCATAGTCAAATATCTCTGGATATTTATCTTTATATTCTTTATGGCATCCTTGCCAATTTATCATTGCATAATTATTAGTTAATTCTTCCATTGTCTTTGATTCAGGTCCAAGTTCAAAATTTGAAGGGAATTCAGATTTAGTCGTATCAGGAACATAGTATCTAAAGTTATCTTTAAGAAATTGCTCTTGTTCTAATGTAAGACCATTTGACCAACAAGACCAAATTAATTTTATTCCTGCTGCTTCACAGAATGCTTCTAACATTTTTATATGATCAAGGTTCTGATAATAAACCCACTCAAATGGTAATATTTCTTCATAATCCCATGGCATTTTGGCTTTAGTCTTTTTAGGCTTATGATTAATGAACCATTCTTGCATTTTACTACCCTCGCCATCTATAAAATACAATCTTTCAAAATTAGCAAAATGGGCTATGACTATCTCAGGCTTATATTGATATTGATGCATAGCACCCATAAAACTGGAAATTACCTTATTTGCACTGGCTCCAGAATAGGCTATAGAAGCCACAGAACGCCCTATAAGACCCGCAAGTAGTTGGGTCCATGTAAGGGTATTAGGCATACCCTGTCCAAGCGTTATAGAGCATCCCAGAGCCACTACAGAGGGCTTTGTAGAGAACTCTATGGACCTTATTCCATCACTATTCCAAATATAGTTATATTCAGGTCTTGGAACTTCAGCATGACCAGCCAAAATATCAGTTGTATGGCTATAGTTTTTATTAGGATTGTTTCTATCTATACCAGCATGAGGAATAATACGAGGACTAAATATGTTAAATAAATTAGTAGATGACATTATTCTTTTTAATCTTCCTATATTTACGCCACATCTGAAACTTATATTTAATTCTTTTTAACATTTTGATTCAGGCCATTCTCTCCACCACATTTTTCTACCTAAATCTAATGGGTAGTTATTCCAGGAATATGGAGATCCTTCTGCTTTTGGCGGATTATCAAAGAAATCCCATGTCTCAATATCTTTTTGATTTCTATTTCTATGTATATAAGCACTAAAGGTACTGCCAGATGTTCCAACAAATCTCTTAGAATCATGCATAACTAAATTACATATTAGGCCAAATACTACTTCATCTTGAAATGGTAGGGCTTTAAAATCTTCTGCAAAGTTATTTACAATATATTCGTCTAATAGAATAAATCTATGTTTATTATCTTGAACCATTTTATGACTTGGCTCACATGTAGATAATACTATTGGCATACTTGTATTTTGAAAATCATCTAACCAGGCTTCAAACATTTCCTGTGTAGTTTCAAACATCTTAACATGATCAGATAGTCTTAAATGCATACCTTGAAAATCTCCAAGGGAAGCGGATATTTTCTTGGCTAAATTAACATACTCTGGCTTAAATCTAACAGAGGCAATTGCTTTATTTAGTTCTGGTGTTCTCTTATAAAAGAATCTTGAATACCAGCCTAATGTTAGTTTTATATGTAGTTCTTTGTCTAAAGGTAATCTTCCTCTACCTTCCGCAAATGCCAACTCATCTTCAGATATTATAGGCTGATTGCTATAGTAGAAGTTATTCATAAGGTCATCAATATGACTCTGTTCTTGTTTAAATGTTTCTATTTTCTCATTAATAAATATTAGGTCTGCATCAAAATTAAGCAGGTCTAATAAATGAGGAAATTGCTCAGGATCTGTAAATCCTTCTCTTTGTTTATTATAAAATCTACTTGGTGTAAATATAGGAATCTTGTTTGTATTGTATAGATTAGGATCAGCATTATATGTGGCAAAATGAACAACAACAGGCCTGTTCAGTTCGTGAGATAGACCTGCTGCTAATTCAAGACTCATGACTTGATTAATCAAGCCTGTAGGATTATATAATTGAAAGAATAGATTTTTCATTTACATCATCTTTGGAGTATCGTCTACTGGCTTATCCTTACGAATATGTGTGTGTAAATACTCTGGACCATGTTCAAAAATCCAATGATCTGGTTCGCAATAGAAGAAAAATGCATTACAGACTAAATTAGTCTTTGGATTTGGAAATGCTTCTCTCCAATGTAATTGGTCATTGCCATACATAAATAGACCATCATTTTCTTCAAGCATGAATGGTACATTTTCTCCATTTACTTCTACCCACAAATCCCATCCATCTTTTTGAAAGACGCATAGATCAATATGATAAGTACAAGCATTATCGTCTACATGCTTATGTAATTTTGCTTGATCACCTTCATAAATACTTAGCAGTGCCCAAGAAGGCTTAAGTGTATCGCTACCAAACTTTTCTCTTGCCAATGCTGTTAGGTTGTGATGAATTCTATCTACTTCTGCATTGCCATGATATTGATGGCGACCAAAGCCAGGCTCATATGCAGGACTATGAACCCATAGATTTAGAGCATGTTTCTGTAGACTCTGCAAATCTTCTTTTGATAAGATATCTTTTACTATGAAAGGATCTTTTACTACTACTGGATATTTTTCCGACATATTACCACTTTCCTTCAGGACATTTTGCTGCTTCATATTTCGCTTTGGCATTCATAAAACAGCCACATTTTTTGCATTGCATACTAAATTGTATCAGAAATGGACACTCTTTGCATATTTCTAATCTTTGTTCTGCTATTTCATCAGATACTTTCCTACTTTGAGGATTAAGTATATCTAATGGAGTAACGCCATTCTTTTCTCTATATTCTTGCCATCTACTTTTCATGATTCCCCAATTTTTATTTATTTAAATTTATCAAAATAGTCTGCTGGAGCATGAGGATTTCCTTTATGCCAAGCAAGCATTTTTGTTGTATCCTTATTTGTGGTTATAAACTTTTCACCATCAAATTTAGCATCTGGAGACATTACATATCTTCCATATGGATATTTTAATAGGCTTTCTACTTGTGGTTCACTCAATAGAATACTACCAAAATATTCAGATGTTTGAAAATCTATTTCATCTGTACCTTTTACAAATCTTACAGTGATACCATCATGATCTGTATATTCATCAGATACATCTAATATCTCATCATAATCTGTAAACATTGGAACATATTCTGCAATTACAGGAGCATCATAAAGACAATCACCATCAATTATCCATACTAAAGCATCCCCACCGCTTCCATATATATCATCATCATTTATCATATTTTCTCCTTTATTAGCAGCCAGATCCTGGTGCATAGTCAATAATTGGTGAGCAAGAAGCACCTGAACCAAATCCACTTGTACATGCTCCAACAAATGGTGCATTTACGCAACAACCAACAGAAATGTCAAGAGATGTACACTGTGTTCCAGTTGCTACTGGAGTAGGTGCTGCTGGTGTAGGTGCTGCTGGCACTGGAACAGGTACAGGCACTGGAGCAGCAGGCACTGGAATAGGCACTGGCACTGGTGCTGCTGGTACAGGGATAGGCACTGGCACTGGTGCTGCTGGTACAGGGATAGGCACTGGCACTGGTGCTGCAGGCACTGGTATAGGAGTAGGTGCAGGAACAGGAGCAGCAGGCACTGGTATAGGAGTAGGTGCAGGAACTGGTGCTGCTGGCACAGGAATAGGAGTAGGTGCAGGTACAGGTGCTGCTGGTACAGGAATTGGAGTAGGTGCAGGCACAGGTACTGGAACAGGAACAGGTGTAGGCGCTGCTACTACTCTTAAGTGTATTCCAATACCACTTGGATGACGCTCTAATGGACTCACAATTACTCCCTTTATTTAATATTAAGCAAACTTACTTTGTGAAGCAATACATGTAAATGTTGCTGCACCTGTTTTTCTAATTGTATAAACATATACATCTGTAGAGTTTGTATTTCCAGAAGAAGGTGCTGTTCCACCTAACCATTTAGGAACTACTGCTGACCCATCAACACTAAATGCTGTTGGATAATATGCTACTGCGCCATTTGGTGACTCAAAGACTACTGAGATTTGTTCTCCAGTTGCCATTAGTGAGTCAAGTGTATTTGATCCATTTCCTCTAACATTAATTGTCCAGTTACCTGTAGCATTTGCTGTACGAATATTTACAGCAGCAACCATAGTATCAATATTAATTGCTCCTGTTGCAGCAGTTCCTGAAATTAATGCTAATTCTTTTGGTGATATTAATGTTGGACTATCTGAAATTGCAATAGTTGGAACAGGTCCAGAAGCATTGGTAATTGTAATACCAGCACCTGCTGTTAAGCCTGTAACATCTCCAGTTCCAAATGATTGCCAGGTACTGCCATCATAAAAAACTGTTGTATTTGTATCAGCAAGGTACGCAAACATGCCTTCTTGTACTATTCCTGCTGTCAAAGCAGCATCTCTTGCTGTAGCATTAGCAAAGTACATGATTGATTGATTCTGCAGGTAGTACTGTACCTGTGCTGCTGTTAATACATCGCCTGTTGTAAAGGTCTTGTAACCAGCGTTTGGACTGCCTGTAGGCATATTTTTCTCCTTATGTTAGTAGGTTAAAACATTTGTATCAAGTATACCCTGAGTCGTTGAATCCAGGATAAATGCTTGAATAATAGGTTCTGCTGTAAATACTTTAATATTCCAATTACCTGGCGTAATATCGTGATTTACTCCTTGAACGAACAACTCACGAGTAATTGATGAACCACCAGGCATGGCCTTAGTAATATTGATCAATGTATAAATATCTAAGCGTAGGTTATTGAATGTATTTAATTCGCTAACATCAGCATTTAGATTCAGTGTCATTGAATCAATTCTAAGATCTGCATTTTTACGAGAGGCTACAAGCATTTGTGCCTGATCTAATGCCTCACTATCTGTCTGCATTAATAGATTAGTTCTTGTTCCTGATTTATAAAAATATGTATCAACACTTGGCTGATCAATAACAGTTTGTGGTACTGGAGCAGGTAAAGTTCCATCGTTGTATCTTGTAATCGTAACATCATTTAGAACTAACTGATCATCAAATGCAAAGTCTACAGAAGCATATGGATATTCATCTGGAGCAAGTGGTCTTGCATCTGTATATATTTTTGGACTTACATCTGCTAAAATACTAACTGTATCACGATCTAAAAATGTTGCTTTTCCATCTCTTCCAATAAAGAATGCACCAAATTCTGATTGTTCAACTGTTTGAATAGCAGCAAGAAGTGATCTATTTCCACCAGGATCTGCCATCATAGTAGTATTTCCTTGCTCTATAAGCATTAAAGAGTCTGGAAAGTCTGCATATTGAAGTAGTTTTTCTACTCTTGTTCCAGATAATTGACCTGCTGTACATCCTGGTACTGGAGGAATATCTGTAGAAACATTATTTAATAGGCGGAATCCATCTACACACTGTAATGTAACTGTAGAATCATCATTTGTTCCCTGATAAAAACTTGTATCATAAGATGTTATATATCCAGAAAATAAATTAACTGTTACAGGATTTCCAGATAATGTAGTCTCAGCATATATTCTTATCTTACGCAAAGGTAATAATTTACCATAATATGGTGATGATGGATTTTGAGGATTAAAGTCTGAGTTAGGGTCATTTAATATTACTGCTGCACTTCCCGCTTCAAAGTTAGCAAGAATTCTGTTGCGACCTCTACGAGTAGACACTTTTCTAACTTGAGGAGTTATGTCTACAATATCAGCAGGAGCATCTGCTAAAACATTTGTATCTAAAATACCAAAAGAAGAACTATCCAAAATAAAAGGATACCCAAATGATGGTCCTGATGAGAAGTCAATTTCTACATGTAGAATTGGTAAAGTCATTTTATATCGCCTGTAATGTTATTTGATTACCATTATATTGTGTCGCTAAAAGACCATTTCTAACAGCCTGTACTAAATCTTCTTCTGCTGTTACAGAACCCTGAACAGTAATATTAACTACTGGAGCAGGACCAGACATTAGGTTTCCGCCATTAGACATTGATGAAGCAGTTGCTACAGTGCCTGATGCAGAATTTACTGCAATCATATTTCTAATTCTGGCTCTTTCTTCTGCATCATATGCATCTGATATTGCCTGTGCAGTTGACGCTGCTGCCTGCGCTGCTGCTGCATCTGCTCTTTCTTTTGCTTGGAATGCAGCATATGTTGCTATATGTTGATTAAGTGCAAATTGTTCTTCTGCTGCTCTTAATTGTGCTGCAATACTTGCTGCTCCAATCGCACCACTTTCTCCTGCTGCTAAAGAACTTGGGTGTACACCTGTTGCTGCTGCTGCCATTGCAGCCTGATCTCCTGCAGCCTTTGCAGTTGCATATTGCATTGCTGCTGCATGTGAATCTCTATCTGCTTGTGCTTTTGCTGCTGCTGCAGCGTCTGCTGCTGCCTTAGCGGCTGCGTCTGCTGCTGCTTTTGCTGCTGCATCTGCGGCGGCTTTTGCTGCTGCTGATGAGGTATCTGTTTTACCAGTTACAACTGCACCAGTGCCTTTAGCAAGTAGGGCTAAATAGGCTTGTAGGGCTGCTGTAGCATCTTTCCATGCTAATTCTGCTGCTCTGGCTGGATCAATCAAGGTACCTGAATAAGAAACAGGAGATCCAATTTTAAGAATATAATCAACTACTTGATCAGTGGTTAATTTCCACTTATCCTTAATCTTTATAATTTCAGCATCTGTTAACTTACCATCATTTACTATGCCAACAAAGTCAGCATACATTCTTACTTGGTCTTCAGTTAATTTCCACTTAGACTTTAACTTTTCAATTTCACCATCACTTAGAATGCCATCATTGAGTGCTTGATAAAAATCAAGATATTGTGCTGCTTGAGCCTGTGTTGATCCCCATGATTGAGCAAGTTTAATAATTTCATCATCAGAAATCTTACCATCTTCAACAGAAAATATTGTAGTTAAATATGCTTGTACTGCTTCCTTAGTAACATTCCACTTAAGGGCAAGGATTTCAACATCTTTGCTACTAATTTCATTATCTGCTAATGCTGTTAAAATATCATCATATCTGGCAGAAAGGTCATTTACTACTTTTCTTAGTAATACTTCTTCTTTTAGATCAGCAAGTTTTTGCTTATTAATAGCATCAATTTTCTTTTGTCTATCTAATAATGCATCTGCTGCATATATTTGTACAAGTTTTTCTTCCTCTGATGTTAAAAGTTTTACTCCATGATCTTTGGCAATTTGAGCATTTATTTTTGCATAGTCTGCATCATACTTTGCTCTTAACTTATCAGCAGCAAGTTGTTTTGCTTTAATTGCTGCAAGTCTTTTTTCTTCAGCAATCTGTTCTTTTGTTTTTGTAATTACCTTTGCTTGAGTCTCTTTATATGCATTAAGAGCCTCGTCCATAGATGTAGTTGCTTTTTCTGCTTTCCACACACTATATTCAACTGCTCGTGCTGAATCAGATAAAGTATTTTTATTTTTGCCAGTTATTTTATCTAATATCCAATTTATTGCTTCAAATGCAGCAAGAGCAATTGCAAGTTGTTTTGCATATCTCTTTAAGAATGTTAATGCTGTTAAAAATGTTGCTTTTAATCTTAGTAATGCTAAGTTAAATCCTGTAGCAGCAGTTCCTGCAGCAGTAAATCCTGCTGCTGCTTGTAATGAAGCCAGTCTTGAAGCATATGCATCTACTATAAATGTTTTTAAATTAATTGCTGTTTCTGCTATTGAAAGTGCAAGTGCATGACCACCAAGAGATGCTGCACCATCTGCTGCACCTTTTTCTAATGCTGCTTTTGCTGCTAATCTAAGTTGCACATTGGTTGCAAGTAATGTAACTCCTAATGCAGCAAGAAATGCTCTATAAAGTCCTGCTACTTTAGCAGCAACTGATAATGCAACTCCAAGTTGAATCCATCCAGAAATACCAAATGGAAGTATATTGTTAATATTTTTAATTACATTATAGATATTTGTAAAGGCTTTAACAACTTCTTTTATATTATCTACTGCAACAATTAAAGTATCAGTAAGTCTATAACCATTTGCATCTATCCATGATTCAAGTGCAGGTACTATAGATGTTTCTATATATCCTGCAAACTGTTGAAATGCTGGTAATAAAGCCTTACCTATTCTTTTTTCAAGATTTTCAAATACTATTAATAATCTTGTCCAAGGATCATTTTTGGCTGCTGTTTGTGCAGCATCCTTATATGTTGTATTTAAATAAATAAGTGCTTTACCTAAATCTTTATTTTTAACAATATTTGAATCTAATGTAGGTACTAACTTCTTTAGAGCAGTAAAATTACCTTGGCTTGCTTTTGTTAATGCATCTGTAACTAAGGCTAAATCTTTACCTGTTCCCGCAGCAACATTAAGTGCAACACCTTGAACATCTGTAGCATCACTAACATTTCCAAATGCTACCGCTAATTTAGTAAAACTGTCTCTTAAATCTGTGTCTTGTACATTTGTTAAAAGTTCTGTCTTATCTATATAATCTTCTATTGCAGCAATTTGTGCATCTGTAGCACCAATACTATTTTTTAAAGTATTTGCAAGCAGTGATTGAGATTTTTGCTGTTCAATTATTGCTTTTATAGAATCTTTGCCAACTTTAACTGCAAGAGCAGCAGCACCTGTTGCAGCAAGACCAAAAGACTTTGCTGCCTTTTTGCCAAATGAATCAAATTGCTTTCCAAGTCTTGCAATATCTTTAGCAGCAGCCTTAGAACCTTTATCTGAATATTGAGAAACAATTCTGGCAATTACTGCACCTGTAGCCATGTTATGAACTCCTTCTCATGTTTAAATTTTTTTGTAATTTACCTTTTACTACTTCAAATGCACTATTAACATTTCTAAGAATTCTGTCTTTATTTTTATCTACAGCCTTCCAGACTATACGAGATGCATTTCCTTCTTTTCTTTCTAAGTTACTTATAAAATTACCAGTTCTATTTCTTCTGCCTGCTAATTCATAAATAACACCTGCTGCAGATCTATTTTTAAGGGCACCAGCATTAGTTGTGTAATCTTTTCTAACTTTACCCTGAGCCTTAGTTGTGGTAATTCCAGCCTTAATAACTGACTGATCCCATGCAGGCCATCCAGCACCACCACGAGTACGAGGATTACGAGCAGGCTGAGTGTTCCACCCACTTAAAGGTGGATTAGATTTGACAAATCCAAGTGCATCTTTTTTAGCATTACGCAATTCAGAATTAATAACTTTATTAAATTCTTTTACTGCATCTTTGTCAAAATCTTTTAATGCCTTTAATGTTTCATTGACACCAATTAACACTATTGCATTATCACTCATTGCCTACTCGCATTCTTACTTCGCTCCTTGAGATATATAACTATCGCTTCAAGTATGCCATCAGGCGCTTCAAGCAGATCTACTGGAGAAAGCCCAGTCTCCACAGAAACCATTGCAATCGTATAGATTAGGCTGTTTCTGTGGATTCTGAATTTGGGTCAGATTCTAATTCCACACTATTAAGCGTGTCAAGAAATGCATCACCAAAAGGCTTTACAGTTTTTCCAGCATCTCTCATTGCTGCCCAAGCCAAGAAATAGATATGTTCCATTTTTTGATCTTCAGTTAGCAATTTAGCAAATCCCTTGTTGAATTTATTTTCAAACGCAACAAGTGTCTTTGGACGCAATGTGTATATTCCATCATTTTGTCCATCAACTGTTTTTACTTTGATACTTAGTCCATCCATTATTATTTTTCCCCTTTATGAGATTAGATTCTAAGGATTAATGTCCTTAGTTATTGCTCCAGAAATAGGCCAGTTAACACTAATAGTACTTAATGCACCTACCGCAGCATTTAGCGGAGTCCATTCAGTAACTAAAACATCAAATCTATACTCTGGATTGGTTGCAGAAATAGGCGCATTAATTGGCCTTACTGCACATGCAACTCTTGTTCCTACTCTTGTAGGAACTGTACCATTAAAGAATTCTTCAACAGAATTATTTGCAAAATCTTGTTGAAATTCAAAAGAAACTGAATTAGTTCCAACACCTGCAATGACTTCCTTATATATGGTTCCTTCTTTAACAGGAGTCACATCAAGTACATCATGTACAGTAGATAATGTTATGCTTGAGATATGATCACTAAAGTCATCAGTACCCTCAAAAACAACATATGCATTTGTTAGAACTAATTTAGCCATGTTATGGTGTTACATCCTTTGTAATGTCACCTGATACTGGCCATGTGACAGATGCTGTTGATAGTTCACCAACTGATCCATTTAATGGTGTCCATTCTGTTACAAGCGCATCAAATTGATATGATGGGTTATCAGCAGCAATCGCACCTGCTGTAGGCTTTACTGTAACTGCAGTAAGTCCTCCAATAAGTGGATAAATTGTTGCTTCAACTTCAGTAGCAGAGAAATCCTGGTGGAAATCAAAGGTAACTGAGTTATCCTTCAGACCGCCAACACGAGTTCTTGAGTCTTGTCCAAATGCTGTTGTTTCAACAGCGTCTGCAGATGTTGATAGGGTAACAGATGCAATGTGATCAGAAAGATCAACAGAGTTAATTGTTACTGCAACATCAGTAAGCACTATACGAGCCATTGTTAAATATCTCCTTCTGTTGTAGATATATTATCATCTGATACCTCAAATGCTGATTCCTCAACTACTGGAACTTCTTCAAATTTTGGTTCAAATGTCTTTGTGTATTTTGGTGTCTTTCCTGCTTCTTTGATATGACCAGCACTAAGCAGAAACTCAACATTTCCTCCAGCACTAATTATATCATTTTCGGTAAGACTTTCACCATTGACCTTACCGCAAACCTTTTTAGTTGATACTACTTCATATAGCATTTTATTCTCCTTATCCCCATAGTGTTACATTATAACGATATGATAAAAACTCTTGATCTCCAGTTAGATAAGTACCACTTTCAGCAGTTATTACTCTTAGAGTATTTACAAGTCCACCCAATGTTCTATCTGATTCTATGGCTGTTTTGATTGACTTATTTCCTGTACCTGCCAAAAGTTGGTCAAGTTTTTCTTGTCCTGCCCTTTCAGATATTCTCTGAACAATCACAAAGATATCCACAGATGCTTGGTCTAAGCCACGAGCATTATCAATATCAAATGTGAAATCTAATTGTCCAACTACAGCACAAGGAGGAACAATAACATCAGGGATTCTGTCATAAACACGCATACCTGTTATTTTCTCTATGTTCTTTCCTAATTGATCTCTAACTTGGCTTATCTTTATCATTAGTAGGCAAGTCCTTTATTCTTACGATATACCTTTAATAGCATTTCAACATCTGGATCAAGTCTTGAATTTAATCTAACTGTACCTAATTCTACTGATCCTGCAATACCAAATGGTGATTGTTTTCTAATAAATAATCTTGCTGCCTGAATTTTGCAGGCCATTTCAACTTCATATGGAACTTCTGGAAATCCAAAAACTCCTCTTAATCTTACTGTCTGTGGAAAGAAATAAGGAAATACATATGAGCCAATAGCCAAGATTTTTGTCCATGGCCAACCCTTTGAAGGATTATTTACTGGTTCATACATAACATCTGTATTTAAATTCCAAATCTGATCATATGTCTGGTCAAAAGAAGGATCACATGCTATTTCTGTTAATTCAACAATATCATCTGTTTCTACATACCAAGGACTTACAGCAGTATAGTATTTAGTAGCAGGTGCTAATAGACTACCCTCTTGATAAAAGAAACGCTGACAATAGTCATCAATTTGGCGTGAGGCAGTAAGAATCGCTGCTTGTAATGCTGTATCGTCATTACTATCCTCTATTTGTAGACTTTCTTTTAAGTCTGCAAGAGTGCAATACTGTGTGCTTGATTGACTCATTTATTCCTCTTCTCCAATTTTGGAAGCATTGCCTTTTCTGTCTTAGGTAATGCAGTAGCAGTTTCTTTTTTCTTCTTTAAAATCTTTATAAGTTTCATTATACTCCTTAAGAAGTGGCAGGCCTTGTCGGGGATCAAAGCCTGCCCTTCCCTTAGATTACTCTAAGTATTGCAAAGATTAGTTTTCAAATTTCTAATCTATGCAAATCTAACTTAGAATGTTGGTGCAATCAAGCCAGTTCCAGAAATCTTGGATGCTGCTGCTGGATAACGACCTGCAGATGCTGCAGCGTATCCATAAACAACTGACTTAACTGTAAGTGAGCCAGCACCAGTTGCATCAAATGATAATGCGAATGGTGAGCCAGCCTGCTCCCAGAGATGGAATTCAGGTGCTGTTACGCAATAGATTTCATCTTCTGTTCCTGCGCCTGCATCTGTAACAACATTTGCATCTGCAACGATTGGAAGACCCATCAATGTGTAACCTGAGTTACCATAACCAACAGCGCCTGCGCCTGTAGCAACAGTGTTCATTGGACCATTAATTGATGGAACAACGAGTGGACGCTTTGAAGAGTCAACTGCTGCAAGCAAGAATGCCAAGCGGCGTGGGTGCATGATCCAGTGTGTAGGATTCATGAATACGCCAGTCTGGATTTGCTGGTAAGCATCAGCCAACTTTGGATATAGATCTTCAACAGATGGTGAAGCATCATTATAAGTGATTGCATTTACACCAGTTGTGTTACGAAGACCAAGGATTTGTCCTGATGCGCCAGAACCATTAAGAATCTGGTTATCAAGTTTTGTGTGCCATGCACGAATAAGGTCCTGTACGACGAATGCATCAACGCCAGTTCCTCTTTCAATGACCTGCTTTGATAGATCTTGCTGACCTGCGATTGTACGCACATCAATAGTCAAGAGTGTATCATCAGCGTTTGTTTCAGAAACTGGAGAGTTTTCAGAAGCCTGAATATCTGCAGAAGTTCCTGTAGTCATACGAGAAATGTTTAGAGTCATACCTGCTGCTGGAAGCACATGCTTGTTTGTAGCAAAGTCTGCTGTTGGGCGACCTGCACGAGCATATGGTGCTGCAAGATCAACAAGGTATTGTGGGATTACAAGACCTGCAAAGTTTGCAGTTCCTACATCACGACGCTCTACAGACTCTTCACGAGTGTGACGAGCAAGACGCTCTTGTGCAGCAAAGTCATTGCGATATGTTGCATTGAAAGCATCAGCAACGAATGAGTTATCTGATTCTGCTGTGTATGTGCGTGGTTCGCTAACAATCTTTGTTGTAGCGGTTGTCTTTGGCAAAGCAACATCTGCTACTGCTGCACGAACTTCTGCAACCTTAGCATCAGCATCTGCTTGTGCCTTGAACTTTTCAATCTTTGAATCAAGTGTGCGTGATTCTTCAACAAGGGCATCAACCTTTGTTGATTCATCATTAGTTAGATCTGTACGATTCTCTGTAGCAACTGCCTCAAGAATTGCGTCCATTTCTGCCTTAACTGCATCACGACGATCCATCAACTTGTCTAAATAAGACATTTGTGGTTCTCCTTTTATGAGTTATTTGTTTTTTGAGGTGGTGGCTACATGCTTGCGGCGCTTATTAGGGTGCAAGTGTTTGCTCCGACTTCATCCTATAGTTAAATAGGAAATTTATAATGTATTTCTCTTAGCCTGTGCAAGGCGTAGAGAATATTTTCTTCCTGTTGGAAGTAGATATGTTGAAGGAATTTCTCCAAGAACTACAGAACCTTCTCCAGGAATATCTGAAATTACTGTTGTAATTCCATCTTGTTCCATTACTGGAGAGTTTACTGGAACTACATCTACAGGCTCTAATTCAATTTCAGCCTCTTCAGTTTCTATCATTGGTTCTAATGTTTTTAGACCAAGCATTACTTCAAGTAAATCTTTTCCTTCTTCTAAACTATCGCATGATTCTGATAATTTATCTAAAATTGCTGATAGGGCAACAGTTGTTTCAGGAGATAGTTCTCTACCTTCCTTTAGTGCTAATGCTGCTCTCTTTATGGCTTCCCTCGCCTCTACAGAGGTTGCTGGATATGCTGGATAGGTCACGATAGACACATCTCCATCAGCCAAAGATACTTCAGTTAACATTCTTTCTGTGCGGTCCTTATTCCAGTTTTGACGAATTACTCTAAATGCGAATGACATTTGATCAACATCACCACGAGCAACGAGAGTATGTAAATCTCTTGCTTCTTGTGTGTCTGCTAAAACTGCATCAAATCTTAATCCAGTTCCATCTTCCATTAATGTCATAGTACCATTTTTTGTTCTTGCTAAAGGTAATCCTTCATGATTAATCAATAGACGAACATCTGGTGTCTCGCTAAGTGTCTTTGTAAAGGCACCTGGTGCAATTCTTTCAATGAATGGCAAAGGAAGGCTTGGCTCATTGAACACTGCAGCATAGCCTGACATACGCATGGTTCCATCCTCTGCCTGTCTTGCCTCTATATTCTGGACAGTAAAGGTCCTTCTCTCTGTCTTTTTCATTTTACTCCTTGCATTGTTGTTAATTTCTCCGCCTGGCTCCATATCTTCTGCAATTGATACTGCAACCATTTGGTCTATTGCATCTTGTTTATTATCATGACAACCAATAGTAGTATATGAACCATCAGTTTCTTGCTTTACCGCCGCCCATCCTGAGCAATCAGATTGTTTATCAGAAATAAAGTAAGGCATTATTTAACCTCATCTCCATATACTGCTTGTGGATCTGTAGGATCAATTAGGGCTACTTGCTGCAACTGAGCAGAAGGTAATCCTGTGTGTCCAAGATCAAATTCCATCATCTTTGCAACATCTTGTGGGTCATAGCCAACCTGAACAAGAGCAGCAACGATTTCAGCCTTTAACTTATCTCCAACAAGTGGTGCTTGTTCAGCATCAATATTTTGTAGAGGAAGTCTATACTGATCTCCTGCTTCACCAAGTGGTGATAGATCTTCAAATGAACGAACATCATTTAAAGATAGGAAGCCTTCTCTTAGACCCTTTGTGTATGCATCAAAGCGTTCTAATGTAGTACCACGCAATAATGCATCTAAATTAAACTTAATAAATCCATCTGATTCAGGAAGAAGAGGGCTTAGAGCCTGTTCAATTCTTTCCAATAGTGGACGAAGTGAGTGTTGTACGAATGATAGGTTCTGTGCTTCAACAGATGCATATGACATAGCACCTGATGCAGGATGACCTAACAAACTTAGAGGAACTCTAAATATTCTTGCAATATCCTCAACATTAAACTTTCTTGCTTCAATTAATTGAGCATCTTGAGCATTTAGTGATAATGGCTTAAATGCAGCACCACCAGAAAGAATTCCAACTGATCCTGATTGATATGGACCACCATGATTTTCTTTCCAGCCTGTAGCAATATCTGTTGCTTGTTCTTGTGTTAATTCGCCTGGTACTTCAATAACTCCACCAGGATTTGAAGCATTACCAAAATATGAAGAAGCATATGTATCAGAAGCCATAGCAATTCCTACAGCCATTCTACAAGCACCAATAGGGCTAAGGCCATAATGAGATCCTGGGAACTTCATCATAGGAATATGAACAATATCTTTATTTGTCAAAATACGACTAAAGTTATTAAATTCATCTCTAATCTTATAGACTAAAGGTTCTCCTGGGAATGGTCTTTCTATCTTAACATCATTAGGATTAAGTACATATAATTCATATACCTCGCCCATTTCGTCTCTTGTTGTTAAAATATATGCATTTCCATGTAGGTGTAGAGATGTAATAATTTGTTCAATAAATTCTAATCTTGTTGATTCTGCATTAGGCTTATTTACCCATTCTGGAGTATTTCCATATACCGCCGCATAAGAAATACGATTTCTACCTCTACGAACATATGCTCCCATGGGAAGAGATGAAACTGTATCTCCAAGTAATCTTACACATGAATATACTGTTGAAACACGAATAGCAGATTCTGAATCTACATAAACACCAGCATTTGCAACGCCATACAATGGGCGTGGTGGAATTAGAGGCTCAATGTATTGGTTATTACCAACTCTTTGTTCTCCAGATGTTTTTAATCTTTTAGATAGACTCATTTAACCTATTCTCCTTACCATGCAAGTGCTATTCTTGTCCATGTATTTGTAGCGGTGCAAACATAGAAATAACTTGAATCCCATGCTATTTGTCCAGCAGTTCCTGTGTCTGTAGCAGATGCAGGAGTCTTACTCTTAATAATTAGATCACCATTAATTGTTAGATTTCCAGCACTACCGCCAGAAGAATCAAAATTACCCTTAATTAATGGAGTAGATGTACTACTATTAGAAATATAAAGTTTATCAGAACCTAATTCAGTTCTACCTGCTTCATATCCAACAAATACATTTCGTGAACCAGAAATATTATTTCTACCAGCAGCATATCCAACTGCAGTATTATTAGTACCTGTTGTTAATGAACCAACTCCGACAGAAAATCCTGAACCACTTCCTCCAAGACTTGCATTATTAACACCAAATGTCATTGATGAATTAATAATATTACCACCAAACACCAAGTTTAAAGCAGTAACAGCACCACCAGAAACAGTAAAATCTGCTATTGGAGTAGCAAATGAACCGAAAGGTGTTGGTGATGATGTTAATGTTAAAGAAACACCTGGATAGAATCCATCTACATAACCAGATCCACCAGTAATTGCTCCAAATGATGCTAAGATAGATGTATTAAATCTTAAAGCATCTCTTCCAAGAGCGGTCTGGAAATTACCTGCCACATTTGAAAATAGATTAGATGTTCCAAGAGCAACATTTTGAGTACCAGTTCTATTGTTAAGCAATGGGTTTCCACCAATACCAATATTGAATGAACCAGTAGTATTTTGTGACATAATAAGTGTTCCAAGAGCAATGTTTCCATTGCCTGTAGGTGTTGTTATTCCATCACCTGTTAAACTACTATCTCCAATTGCAATGTTATTAACAGCATTAGTATATTTAAGTGTTTGAGATCCAATAGCAATTATACCTGAAGAACTTGAACCAATACTTTCTGCCGCTTCATATCCTATAGCAATATTTGAAGAACTACCTGTAGTATATTGCATTGCACGATTTCCAATAGCAATATTTGAATTACCACTTGTATTAGATTTTAATGCCTGGCTACCAATAGCAAGATTATCAGTACCAGTCGTATTATTTAATAATGCAATTGCACCAATAGCAATATTTGCAACACCGCCAGTAGCATCACGCATTGTTCCACTACCAATAACAATATTTGCATCTGGTGCTGTAGCCTGTTCTAAAGCATTAGCACCAATTGCTATATTTCCATCACCTGTTGTATTTGCTGCCAATGCAGAAGTACCAAAAGCAGTATTTCCTTCACCAGTAGTATTACTTTGTGAAGCGTTAGAACCAATGGCCAAGTTATATTGACCTGAAGTATTGTTAGTTAATGCAGAAGTACCAATAGCAACATTTCCATCTGCATTTGAATTTTGTAATGATTGATATCCAATAGCAATATTTGAGGTACCAGTAGAGTTATTATATAGCGCCCTATATCCAATACCAAGATTAACATTAGCAGTAAGATTATTTGCTAATGCTTCAGTTCCAATTGCTATAAGATAGTTACCAGTTGTATTATTAATTAAAGCATTTCTACCAATTGCTACAAGATTAGTACCTGTTGTATTATTAAATAAAGCCTGTGATCCTACTGCAGTATTATTATCAGCATCATTTTTTAGAAGTGCATTAGTACCAATAGCAGTATTATTATTTTGATTTGTACCGCCAGCAGTATCACCCATTGCACCAGCACCAACTGCAGTATTTCCATTACCAGTCTGATTATTCATCAAGGAAAAAGTACCTACTGAAATATTTTCTTGACCAGAAATATTATATCTTTGGCTATCTGCACCAAAAGCCATATTATTTCCACCAGTAGTTGCATTTTGTAGTGCACGAGATCCAATTGCTGTATTTTGATTAGCAGTTGTTACACTTGCTAATGTCTGTACAGTACCAAGTGCAATATTTCCAAATCCACCAGGACGAGAAGATAATTGTCCTCCACCAAATCCATTATTAGTAGAAAAATTAAGATCTGACAATATTGATGGTGTTCCATCATTTAATACAAATGTAGATCCTGTTCCAGTATAGTATCCAGTATTAATAGAAGATGTACCAGATGTTGAAACAATAGGTCCAGCAGTTAAATCTCCACCACCTGCAGGTCCTGATGGACCAGTAGCACCTGTCGCTCCAGTAGGACCAACTTGTGTATTCATAACCTGAGTTACAGAAAGAACTACAGAAGGTGCAAGTGGAGTTGTGCTTGCTGGAGTAGTATTTAAACTTATATCTGTTGATGTTGCTTGCCAATAAATTTCAACATAATCATTTGCATTAATTGAAGTGCCTGTAAAACTAAGTGGAACTATTTGTTCAGCAGCAACTCCTGCAGATTTTCTTGCTCTCATTGTGTAATGAACAGCAGAATTTGGATAATCTGTTCCATTTAATTTAAGCCAGAACTTAACATCTTCTGGATTTGAAGATAGGCTGTTTACAGAGAATTCTGCTAATAGTGTATATGTAGCAGGATTTGCAAGTGTTATCTGACTACCGCTAACAATACTGACTCCATTTGAGCCAAAAGAATTATTAATTGTTATAACTTGTGATGTATTTGCAACTGCAATTGATTGATCTGTAGAATCATAGAAAGATCCATAATAACCTAAAGCACCACCAGGTCCTGTAGGACCAGTCGCTCCTGTAGGTCCAGTTGCTCCTGTAGCACCAGTAGATCCTATAGGTCCTGTCGCACCTGTTACACCAGCAGATCCAGATGGGCCAGTAACACCAGTAACACCAGTAGGTCCAGTGTCTCCAGTTACGCCTTGCGGTCCAGTAGCACCAGCAGGTCCTGTAGAACCAGTAGGTCCTGTAGCACCTGTATCTCCAGTAACTCCTTGAGGTCCAGTTGAACCAACATCACCAGTAACTCCTTGAGGTCCAGTAACGCCTGTAGCACCAACTGGTCCAGTAGATCCTGTAGGACCAACATCTCCAGTTACACCAGCAGGTCCTGTTGCTCCAGTTGCGCCTGTCGCACCAGCAATACCAACAGCACCATTAAGATTAACTTGCCATGCTGAGTATGTACCTGAACCTTGTGAATAATTTAAATCTAAAATCAATACGCCTGTGCCTGGATTATATGAAGATACTTCTCCAAGCATGTAATTATTAATATCGTATGCAACAATAACTGTCTGAGCAGTTGAATAATCAAGATTAAGGTCAACAGTTGTAAGTGTTAATGTACCTGTGTTTGCAATTGTTAATGATGAAGTAGATGTAGTGTGATATCTATCTCCATCTGTACCCGCAGCACCTGTAGCACCTGTAGGACCTGTAGCGCCTGTTGCGCCAATTGGTCCTGTAGATCCAACAGGGCCAGTAGCACCTGTTACTCCAATAGGGCCAGTAGAACCAGTTGCACCAATAGGACCTGTTGATCCAGTTGCTCCAACACTTCCTGCAGGACCTGTAGAACCAGTTACACCAGTTGCACCTACAGCACCAGAAACACCAGTAGCGCCAACAGGGCCTGTAGCACCTGCAGCACCTGATGGTCCTGTTAATCCTTGAATACCTGTCGCACCTGTTGCGCCTACAGCGCCTGATGCTCCTGATGGACCAGTTGAACCAGCAGGACCTGTTAATCCTTGAATACCAGTAGGGCCAGTTGCTCCTGTAGGTCCTGTTGCGCCTGCAGGTCCAGTTGGACCAGTTGCGCCTGTAGGACCACCAGCAGGGCCAGTTGGGCCTGTAGCACCAGTAGCGCCAGTAGCGCCAGGTGCACCAGCAGGACCAGGAGCGGTAACTTCAACAATGTTGAGTGTCTCATTAACATTTACAATATTAGACATTCGCTGTCACATTCTCCCTTACTGTCAATTGGCCTTGTATTAAACGAGTGATCTCAGCACCAGATGTTAGTTCAAGATCATAAAGATAAATTCCTGGAGTAATTAATTGTGTCTGTGTAGCACTTGCAGTTATTGCAATTTGTCCTGTAGGACCTGTAATAACAATTTCACCAGTTGTTGTAGAAAGAGTCAGGGCAGCAGAAGAGTCATACTTGCTTCGTAATTGCATACGAGCAGTATAGCCAGTTAGGTTAACAGGAACATTATTATAATCATAATATACTATGTTCAATGTCCAAGTTGCTCCTTGGTCTATAACGCCATTATATATACCTGCTGTACCTGGCATGTTACTCCTTCTCCACTAACCAGACTAAGAATATTCCCAGTCCAATAAATGCTGCTGCTGTGTTAACTAAATAAATTCCATAAGTAGCAAGACCTGCACCAGCAGTTTCTACAACTACTGACCAATCTATCTTTGGTATCTTAGGCTTTTTCATTTTGCTCCTTATATTTTATAGAATTTTGCTACAACAGGCTTTGGCTTTGGAGCCATTGCTCTGTCATAACTAAATATTGCTGCTACAGCAGCGTCAATTTTACGCTTTGCATTTGCTTTAGCAATCATAAGTCCTCTTGAAGAAGTCTTTGTAACAGCATTGCTTACATGTTTATTTAATCTTGGGTCCCCATCATGTGTGAATGATCCATTAACTACCGCTTCATAGAAGCGTTGAGTTGCTGGAACCATACGCTCTGCTGAGTTTGGATAAGAAATAACTGGAAGTCCTTGTTCTTCAAGAACCATAAAAGTTCTTTGCCAACGAGCAGGATCAAATACGACCTCTGCTACCTGAACTCCTTTATTCCTACACCATTCAACAATAGTTGCTTCCACTTCTGCAACATTTACATGCCAATCAGGTGGAGCATCTACTTCTGGTAATTCCCACATTCCAATTACCTTGAGATGTGGCTTTTCGTTTCCTAAGAACCATCCTACTATAGCAGTTGAGTCATTAGAAAACGCACCATCAAAGCCTATTATACATGATTCGCCAGGAATAATGTCTCTGTTTTTTAATTCTAAAGAGTCCCACATATCTGACTTTATCCATGCTTCTCCAACAGAAGTCCATAGATTTAAACGCTTTGTTTTAAATTCATTTTCAGGTGTTAATAAGGCTGCTGACTGCATATCTTCCATAGAGAGAATATCTCCCATAGAAGGATTTGCTATAGCCCAATTATCTTCATCCTTATAATTGAGTTTTTCATCACCTTGATACCAGGCAAAAAAGAAAGAAGGATCTTCAACTTCGCCTTTTGCTATCTGAACTCCACGATTATACATAGAATAACAGACAGAATCTTTTCCATTTGAGTCATATTTAGTACCTGCTGTAGTAATTGCTACAAGCATTGGCTCTTCACGAGCACCCATAGATAGAGATAAAACATCATATAACTCTCTATTAGGCTGTGCATGTAATTCGTCTATGACGATAAATGTGCTATTTAAACCTTCTTTAGTATATGCATCTGATGATAATGCTCTATATACAGAACCAGTTAATGGGTTATAAATTGTATTTTGATAAACTTCTAATATATTCTTTAACTCTGGTTCTAATTCAATCATCTTCTTTACTGTCTTAAAGATGATTCTGGCTTGTTCTTTGTCTGCCGCCGCAGAGTAGATCTGTCCACCATTTACACCCAAAACTATTTGCTCCAGTACGAGTGAAGCAATTAGTGCTGATTTGCCATTCTTGCGTGGTACTCCAATTAGAGCACGACGATGTTTTAGAAGGCCATCTTCTCTTTCAGCATATAGATGAAGAAGTAAATCTTTTTGCCAGGGACGCAGAATAAATTTGTCACCAGTCTTACCAGCAACAGAGTCTTCAGTCAAACGACAAAGAGTTTCAATAAAGTCTATGACTTCATATCCACGAGTGTTTTCTAACTCAGTCTCAGTTACTGGAGATAAATATGTTGGTGGCCACATCTTACGCCCAATTAACTGCTAAGGACAACCTACTCTTCTCAAAATCTATATCTACTATTTCTACTTCAATTTCTTGGCCAACAGTAAACATCTCAGGAGAAAAGTTCTCTACCTTAGACTTGTGGATTAATCCAGATAATAAGCCTATATTCACAAATACACCATAATCAGCAACACCAGAAATTGTTCCTCTGTGTATTTGACCTATAGTCAATTTAGCAAATTCAATATTTTTATCTTCTTTAATTGCTTGTTCCAAAAGTGCACGACGAGATAGAACAATATTCTTTTTCTCTCTGTCAAATTGTGTAATTATGGCATCAATCTCTTGACCAATATATGGAGTCATATCTTCAACTCTGCCAATTTCAATTAGTGAACCAGGCAAAAATGCTCTTGTGCCAATATCCACAATTAGACCACCTTTAACTTCTTTAGTGACTATGCCTCTAATTGGTTGTGATATTTCAAAGTAGTTTTGAAGTTCATTCCAGAAAGCCTGCATTTGTCCTTCTTTCAACGATAGGATAAATTGGCCTTCTTCGTTCTCACCACTCAAAATGACTGCATCTACGACTTCGCCAATAGAGACTAACTCGTGCAACTGTGCATCCTTTGAGCCAAATATTTCCGATTTCGGAATAAAAGCCTCAGTCTTATATGCAATATCCACGAGTATTCCATCTCGTCCTATTTGCACAATAGTGCCTGTTACAGTATCACCTTTTTTATAGGTTTTTAAGGAATCATCAATTGCTTGTAGAAATTCCTGTGTCGTCATTTGTTGGTTCATTAGTTGTAGGTTCCCCATTTTCTATAATTACCACTTCTGGCTCCATAGCCTTCTTGCGGTTTTCTCGTCTTTCTAAAAGTTTATCAATTGAAGTTGCTGCTCTTACCTCTGCCACACCAAGACGAGATCTTGATATTGGATCAAAGCCAAGAGAAGTCAATGCATCAGTGTAAGCCTTGTTAATTGCAACATAAGCCTTGGCATCAGCAGGTTCTGTTGTAGCCATATATCTAATTCTTGCTGCTTCTGTGGCATCAGCCAGACGAGATGCATTCTCAATTGTATCAATATCGCTAACTGGACTAAGCCAAGTAACAGCAATTCCCCAAGCCCTATCCCAAAGTTTTTTTCCAGCCTCCCCCAAATTTTCAGGAGCAGGTGGAATTTCTTTTGCCATGGGCAAATGCGTAATATTATTTAAATCTGGCAAATCTCTATGCCCTAAATTTCCCATAAGTCTTTTCAATTCGTTAGGTTTTGGCGGTCTGCCTGCAGTTGGTTGGCCCATTTTTTATTTTGTTTTCCTTTTTGTCCATTTCGCACTAATTATACATTTTATCATAAATCTTATAATATTGCGAGAATATACAGAACAG